AATACAGGGACTTGGAGTCCCACATGCCAGAACAGCAACAACAATCACTGCCCACACTCAAGCAAAACTTAATTGAATATGTTAAACTTCAACTGGGCGGTGATATAATTGATCTTGAATTAGACCCCTCACACTACGAAGCGGCTTATCAAAAAACCATTGGCACTTATCGCCAACGAGCCAACAATGCCTACGAAGAAAGTTACAGTTTCATGCAGTTGGTAACAGATGTCAACATCTACGAACTGCCCCAAGAAGTAATTTCAGTTCGCCAAATTTTCCGCAGAACATTTGGCGATAGTTCAGGACCGTTTGCGTCAAACTTTGATCCGTTTGCACAGGCCAGTATCAACGTGTATCTAATGAACTTCAACGTGGCAGGTGGACTAGCCACTTACGACTTCTACAGTCAGTACATTGAATTGGCAGGACGCATGTTCGGTGCCTACATGAACTATACTTGGAATCCTGTGACCAAAAAATTGCAACTGATCCGTGATCCCAAAGGATCAGGCGAAACTGTGTTGTTGTGGACCTACAACTTGAAACCTGAATTCAACCTGCTGAGTGATTACCAAATATCACAATGGATCCGTGACTACATGGTGGCCAACTGCAAAATGATCATTGGTGAAGCACGTGAGAAATTTGGCACCATTGCCGGACCGCAGGGCGGCGGAACCTTAAATGGCGCTGCCATGAAATCCGAAGCACAGACTCAAATGGATGGGTTGATTGAACAACTCAAAATGTATGTGGATGGATCACAGCCACTTACATTTGTTATTGGTTAAACTCCTTACACTTCTATGTAAAATTGTGTTATAATCCTTGTACACAAGTACCAGGAGAATCAAAATCGACTTAATGATCGACATTGAAGGTTTGGCAACAGGCCCTGAAACAACAATTCTAACCATTGCAGCCCAGGCTTTTGATCCTCTTGGCATGGGTTACTACGAGCACAAGTACTATGCTAGAGTTGATCTTGAAAGTCAAGCTGATCGCACAATTGAACAAGGCACTATAGATTGGTGGGCCACACAACCTGCAGCCGCACGTGACGAAGCCTTTGCAGAAGATGGGCGCATACCCTTGGATCAAGCCTTGGACGAATTACACCGGTTATGCTGGAAGTGCAACCGCATCTGGATGAATGGGCCGACGTATGATGCCAACATACTTGAGCATGCTTACAAAAGTTATAACAAACCTCTGCCCTGGCAATATTATAAGATCTGTGATGCACGAACGGTATATAAGTTGTATCCAGGGTTGCCCCGGCCACCAACCAGCCATCATGCGCTGGAAGACTGCCGTAGACAGATTGACATGTTGCAAGCAACCCTGGCACATTTAAATATCAAGGAACTGGCATGATCATTGGAATTTGTGGGTTTATATCAAGTGGCAAAGATACCATTGCAGACTACCTAGTAAATTTACATCACTTCCGACGAGAAAGTTTTGCCAACACACTCAAAGACGCTGTGGCACAAGTGTTTGGCTGGGATAGAACCATGCTGGAGGGCCGCACAAAACAAGCCCGAGAGTGGCGTGAGCAAGTGGATCCTTGGTGGTCACAACGCTTGGGCATACCACACTTAACCCCACGTTACATCCTACAACAGTGGGGTACAGAAGTATGCCGCAAAAACTTTCACGATGACATCTGGATTGCCAGCTTGGAAAACAAACTGCGCAACAGCCGGGACGATGTTGTGATCAGTGATTGTAGATTTCCCAACGAAATACGTGCCATTAAACAAGCAGGTGGCATGGTAGTGCGTGTGGTGCGTGGTCCTGAGCCTGACTGGTACGATGCAGCAGTGAGCCGTAACCGTGGGCCTGACGGCAATAGTACTTGGTCACTAAGTGGGCGGCGACTAGAGCAACTGGGTGTGCATGACTCAGAAACTGCCTGGGTAGGTACCAAATTTGACGTGGTGCTGGACAACAACGGCACCCTGGACGATCTATACCAGCAGGTCAAACAACTTGTGTCTAATTAAGCGTCTGGTTCAAGATCACCTGCCCGCCAAGTAACTTCTGTCCGAGCTATTTCTTCTACGCAGTTGCGACAAATTGTTCGTAGATTTCTCATTGTGACATCATTGAGATCACCATCAATGTGATACACTAGCAATTGACTGGCAAATCTTGCTCGAAACCCGCATCTATCACATGCGGGTTTTTTCTTGTAGCCCGCTGATTTCCAGCGTGGTTCTCTAGGCTTGATTCCTCGACCCCGGCGTTGGCAAGTCTCGCATCTACTGCGATAGTGTGTGGCATCTTCCTTGATATAATTAACTGCACAAGGACGCTGATTACATGCTGTACATATGGGTCGCATGGTGTATTTAGTTGATGGACCTTGGGCAAAGGGCGGCATAAACTGGGTTTTTTTGAGTATACCAATAAATATCAATAACTTGAAAAGGAACCAACCATGGCACTAGTATCACCAGGCGTAGAAGTAACAGTAATTGACGAGAGTCAATATATCCCTTCCGCTGTCAACACAGTACCCTATTTTTTGATCGCCACAGCACAGAACAAAGCTGATGCTGCTGGAGTCGGAGTTGCAGCCGGCACAACTGCTGCCAACGCAAACAAAACTTATCTCATTACCAGTCAAAGAGATTTGGCAGCCACATTTGGTGTACCATTCTTCTATAACACCACAACTGGTACACCCATCAATGGTTACGAACTCAATGAATACGGACTGTTGGCAGCGTATTCAGCCCTGGGTGTGACCAATCGTGCCTTTATTCAACGTGTGGACATTGACTTGACTGAGTTGACTGCAAGTTTGAGCCGCCCCACAGGCAATGCCAACAATGGCACATATTGGTTAGATGCTTCAACCAGCACCTGGGGTATTTTTGAATGGAATCAAACCACCAGCACATTTACCAATCAAGTGCCCACAGTCATAGTTGACACAGCAGATGTGGTCGACAGCACTGCTGACTATGACGATGTGGCCAGTTGGGCACCTTTGCAGACCATTGGCAGCATTGGAGATTATGCTGTGAGTGCAGTGGGTATCAGCAACATCAACTACTACAAACGTGGTGGTCCTACCAGTGCAGAAACGACCAGCACTTATCTCAGCAATTTGTACAACACCTGGGTACAAGTTGGCAGCGATGACTGGAAGTCAGCATGGCCCACAGTGCAAGGCACAAACTCAGTGTCAGGCGCATTGACTGTTGGTTTCAACATGTACATCAATGGCACCTTGGTCACTGTGGGTGCTGGGGGAACAGCACTGACTGTTGTAGGACTGGCCACAGCCATCAACAATGCTGCCATCACAGGTGTATATGCTGCTTCTATCAGCAACAAACTCACATTTTTCGCAACCTCAGCAGCCACCAATGATGGATCCACTGATGATGGTGGTGTGGTTGGTATTGAACCTGGTCCCAACAGCGGCGCTTCACTATTGTCCACATTGGGCATTGCTGCCAGTTCAACTCTTGTGACCACAACTGGATATCGCGCACCAAGTTATTTCCCGGGCTACAGTTATCAATCACCACGCTGGTCCACTGGTCAAGTTAATCCAGCACCAACTGGCAGTGTGTGGCAAAACATCAGCAGCGCCGGCAATGGCATGAGTATCAAAGTCAAAGTATACAGTGCTGCACTAGATACTTTTGTAGCACAAACTACCAATGTGTACGAAAATGATCAAGCTGCTCTCTACGCACTTGATCCCACAGGAGGTGGTAAAAATATTCCTGTTGGGGCCACATATCTGCAAAACAACAGTTTGTTGTTTGACACTACTCCAAATAGCAATGCCAGTTTCTTGTTGTTGGAAAGAGCAGTGTTGGGAGCAACAGTAGTAACAGGCAATACTACTCCAGGACTAAATGGTGACAGTTTATTTGTTATTGGCAATACATTTAATGTGTATGCCACTCAAGCAGGTTCTGCTACAGCAGGAAACACAGCCTATACTGTAACTTTAACCGGAACCAGTGTTGCAAGTTTTATCACTGCGGTAAGTGCAGCCAACATACCATATGTAAGCGCAAGTGTGAACAGTGCCGGAAACATTGTGTTCACGCACAGTCAAGGCGGAAGCATATCACTTGATAACACCACAGGTACCCCAGTTACTACAGCAGGTTTTGTGGCTGATTACACATTGCTTACATCTGCTTGGACTACTTATTGCAGACCAGATCAAACTACTGGCTTTATTGTTTTAGGAAACTGGGTCACTGTGCCTACATTCACATACACAGCCAACGATACTGCACCTGATCAAGATCCTGCAGATGGTCGCTTGTGGTATTACAGCAGTGTTGATGATGTGGATATCATGATTCAAAACAATGGTAGTTGGGTTGGATATCAAAATGTCACCAATGATACACGTGGTTTCAACTTAACTCTCACCAATGAGTCTGGGCCCATTGTGGCTGCAACAGCACCCACCACACAAAATAACGTTGCTGAAAGCGCATTAGAATACGGTGATCTATGGATTGATTCAAGTGATTTGGAAAACTATCCGTTGTTGTATCGTTGGGAACAAGTCAGCGGAGTTGATCAGTGGGTTGCAGTAGACACCACAGATCAAACATCATCAAACGGTATCTTGTTTGCTGATGCACGTTGGGCACCAAACGGCACAACAGACCCAGTGGCAGATCCATTCCCAACCATTGTGAGTTTGTTGACCAGCAACTACTTGGATTTGGATGCACCTGATCCTGCACTTTATCCTGAAGGTATGTTGTTGTTTAACACACGCAGATCAGGGTATAATGTCAAGAGTTTCCAAAACAATTATTTTAACTCAACCACATTCCCCGATGATACATTGCCTACTGTAACAAGCACCTGGCTCACAGCATCAGGTAACAAAGACAATGGCGCTATGTATGCTGGTCGTCAAGCACAACGCAAAATGGTTGTGGCTGCAATGAAGTCAGGTATTGATACCAGTTTGGCTGCTAGAGAAGAACAAAATCAGTTCAACTTGATTGCTGCTACTGGATATCCTGAATTAGCGGTAAACATGGTTGCACTCAGCAATGAACGTGCCAACACACTGTTTGTGCTGGGTGACACACCTATGCGTCTGGCAGCCAATGGCACTGATTTGTTGACCTATGCCACCAACAACAGTGGACTTGGTTTAGTCACCGAAGACGGACTCACCATTGGTTCACCCTATGCTGCTGTGTTCTATCCTAGTTGCCAGACCACAGACCTGTCAGGCAACACAGTTGTGACAGCACCAACACATATGATGGTACGCACTATACTGCGCAGTGATGCCGTGAGTTATCCATGGTTGGCACCTGCTGGCACACGCCGTGGTGTGGTGGACAATGCTGAAGCCATTGGTTATATCAATGCTACCACAGGCGAGTTTGTACAAACTGCTGTGGGGCAGGGCATACGT